ATCAGTAGAAGACCAAGTTATACACGGGTCTGGGTCATCAGGCAACCTACTAGGATTGTCAAACATTAGCGGTACAAACGCTATTACCTATACTGACGGTTCACCTACCGCCGCTGAAACCTACAGCAAGATTGTGGACGGCATACAGCAGATTAACAGCAACCGATTTGCAGGTGCTGATCTAATTCTGATGCACCCGCGGAGGTTAGCGGCTATGCAGGCGGGACAAGATTCTAGTGGACGTCCCCTTGTTGTACCAACTAACCAAGTTCCCCAAAATGCACTTGGTGTAGGACCGATAGCCGGTTACGGTAACACAGGCGCTAGCATTGCAGGTCTGCCAGTAGTTACATCAGGCAAGGTCACAACCACAAGCGGTAGCGGTGGCAACGAAGACATGATCTTCATTGTTCGACGTGCCGACATGCTCCTATTTGAAGACAGCACACAACCAGTAATGGTAAGAATGGACCAAACAGCAGGCTTGAACCTTACAGTTACGCTTGTTGCATACCAGTACGCATGTGCGGTTTTTGGGCGCTACCCAGCTTCAATTAGTAAAATCAGCGGAACCGGATTGGTCACTCCGTCATTTTAATTGAGTCTTGAGGGGCGGCACTGGTAGCCGGTGCCGTCTCTCACCTCTCAGAAAAGGAACACATGTCTAAATCATTATGGGAAAAACAAGCACCTAGCCGGATAAGTAAACCAGCTAAGAAGGCACCAGCTAAAAAGGCACCTGCGAAAAAGGCACCTGCGAAGAAGAAGTAGGCAATGCCCAATTACGTCACGCGCGATTTAGTTAAACAGTATCTTGGGATACCTTCAGGCACCACGTCAGAAGACACGCCAATAGATAACGCCATACTTGCCGCAGAAGGTGAAATTAATCAGCTTACTGGGCGGACATTCGTAGTACCTAGTAGCGCTACCGCTAAAACGTATGTAGCGTACGACGATTACACAGTATACGTTGACGATATTGCTAAAACTGATTCATTAGTTGTTAAGGAAGACACAAACCTAGACGGCACCTACGACACAACGCTAACCATTACCACAGATTACATTCTAGACGGCAACACAGCCCCATACAGGGTAATTAGGCGTGTTGACGGTGATTCATACACTAGGGGGCGTTATGGGCGTCCTACGTTGCAGGTAACAGCGTTCTATGGTTATGCAATGACGGTACCCGATCAGGTTAAGCAATGCGCGCTAGTGATAGCGGCACGCTTGTATCAGCGTCGTAGCAGTCCGTTAGGCTTTCAAGCTGGTAGCGTAGACGTCGGCTTCGTCCGTATTTCGAGGACGGACCCAGAAGTTATAGCGTTACTACGAGGGTTGAAACTACCGGCGGCGGCATAGTCGTGGATTACGACAACATCAGGGCAGGCATTAAGACACGGTTAGAAGCCGTCAGCAGTCCACAAGCATTTGTAAGTTGTTATGACTACGTTCCAGACTTTCTTACACCACCCTGCGCTATAGTCGTACCCAGTAACAATGCAATAACGTTTCATGAAGCGATGGGCACAGTAGCCGCAGGCTTGGCAACGTGTCGGTTTGACATTGTGATAGCGGCGCAACGTTTCGAGAGTACAGCAAACCAAGAACTGTTAAACGATTACCTTGTGACGGTGCCGACAGCGTTAGAAGCCGATCAGACACTAGGTAGCGAAGCGAAAAGCGTTACGGTTACGAATGCACGCAACTATGGACCCATAACCTTTGCGGATGCGGTATTCTTAGGCGTACAGTTAGATTTGGAGGTACTCGCATGAGTAAATACGAAGTGACCAGTGACAACCTTGTTGGTCACGAAAAAGGCGACAGCGTAACAGATAAGCAGTTAGCAGGCGCAAACATAGAAGCCCTAATACTGGGCGGACATTTGAAAGAAACAAACCCTACAACAAAAAAGGATAAGTAAACAATGGCAGAATTTATGCTAAACGACGCAAGCGTTACCATAAACAGCGTTGATCTAAGCAGTTACGTTACCAGCGTAACATTGTCGCAAAGCGCCGACAGCTTAGAAACAACCGCTATGGGTGACAGTGCGCGCACATTTATAGGCGGATTGACAAACGGCACTATTGATATAGATTTCAATGCTGATTTTGCGGCGTCAAAGACAGAAGCAACTATCTACCCACTAATAGGGACAGTAACAACAGTAGTTGTCAAACCTGCAAGCGGTAGCGTCTCGGCGACCAACCCGTCTTTTACCTGCAGTTGTGTAGTGACTGAATGGGACTCAATTAATGGTTCAATTGGTGAATTAGCTACGCATTCAATATCTTGGCAACTGGCGGCGGCGCCCGTAAAGGCAACGAGTTAGTACGATGCTAGGTTCAGACATCAAGCTACAGGTACAACCGCCGGAAGGCGACGCGTACACAGTGTCAATCAGCCTAAAGACAGCAATAGCATTTGAACGCGAATTTAAGACAACGCTAGCCGGTGCATTCAGCGACAACCCGTCGATAGAGCATATTTGTTGGTTAGCTTGGACCGCTACACGCGAGTCAGGCAGGGTAGTGAAGTTGTTCGATGAGTGGGTATCTGAGGTGCAAGACATAACGCTTGTAGACGGTGAACCTGATTTTTTAACAAGCGAGCCACAGCATATACAATCGCTAGGCTAGCGCTCATCACCAGACAACCCTATACACAGCTTTTAGAATGCGACCCGTACGAGTTACGAGCGTTGACAATGGCGCACAACGACATCGTTAAAGAAACAGAAAGAGCGAACAAGCGAAAAAGGTAACATGGCAAAACAGCCGAAAATGTACACGTTGCAAGGCGACAAAGAATTTAAGCGCATGTTGTCAGCACTTGACGCTAAATTTGACGATTTAAAAGAATTTCATTTAGACCTTGCAGAACTTGTTATGGCTAGAGCATTGGCAAGGGCGCCAGTACGCACAGGACGTCTACGCGAAACAATTAGGGCTTCAGGAACCAAAACCGCAGGTAGGGTGCGGGCAGGGTTCAAACGCGTACCGTATGCCGGACCGGTGCATTTTGGCTGGGCTACACGCCCTAATTTAAGTCAAGGGCATAGGGGCGGTCCTATAATGCCTAATCCGTTCTTGTATGAAGCGCTAGACGAACGTAGAAACGAAGTTATACAGGCATATTTTGACAAAGTAGACGAATTAACAAAAATGTCAGCAATGGAACGCAGAGAATACGACAACAGTAGGCGGCGCTAATGGCTAGAAAAGGTAGCATAATAAACGTTGTCGTTGCTGGTAACACAAAACCGCTACGCAAAGCGTTAGGCAAAGCAGGCGGACAGCTAGCAGATTTTAGCAAAAAAGTAGGTCAGGTTTCAGTAGCGGCAGGCGCCGCTTTTGTAGGGATAGGCGCTAAAGCAGTAGACCTAGCCGTAGATTTTGAAGAGTCACTAAGCAAAGCACAACAAATATTTGGTGACGCCGCAGTAGGTATTGAAAACTGGGCTAAAACCAGTGCTACGAGCGTCGGTATGGCACAAAGCGAATACCTAGAAGCCGCTAGCAGTTTCGGTGTATTTGGTAAAGCCGCCGGTCTAAACGGTGACCTACTCGCAGAATTTAGTGATGAACTCGTAACCGTAGCCGCTGACGTAGCATCATTTAATAACTTAAGCCCAGATGAAGCGTTAGAGAAACTACAGGCTGGGCTACGAGGAAGTAACGAACCGTTACAAAGCATAGGCGTATTACTAAACGCCGCTATGGTCGAAGCTAAAGCGTTAGAAATGGGTTTGGGTGACGCTAACGGTGAGATAAGCGAAGGTGAAAAGATAATGGCACGTCAAGCGCTTATCTTGGAGAAGTTAGGCGAACAAGGTACGCTCGGCGACTTCAATAGGACGGCGGGCGGCTTGGCAAATCAGACTAGGATCATGAAGGCACGTTTTAAGGATTTAGGCATACAACTGGGGCGTGTACTTATACCAATAGCGGAGAAGGTAAGCAGGCTAGTAGGTAGGTTAATAACGTTTGGTGAAAAAATAGCTGAAGTCTACGGCGAAAAAGGCTTCAAAGGCGTTATGAAGATGCTAGGCAAGCAACTAATGAAATTAGCGCCAGTAATCAAAAAAGCTGTAATAACACTTAGTAAACGAGCAGGCAAAGAAATAGCGAAACTAGCAAATAAATTCGTTGATTGGATTAGACCAAAGATACGCCCGATGCTGTCAAGGCTTTTAGAATTTGTGCAAGCCGCAGCCAACTTTATTTTACAGAAACTGCCGTTTATAGCAGAAAAAGTAGGACAGTTTGCGGCAAAATTCTTGGAATGGGTAGGACCATTAGTTAAAAAGCTTCTAGTTAAGTTACCAGACATTATTAAAGCAATAGTAGAATTTTTAGCAACCAAAGCTGTACCAAAGATAGTTGAAGCCGGTTTGGCGTTGGCTGGGCATTTGGCGCCTGCATTATTAAGTT